GCTAAAAGCTGAAAATGAGGATGAATTAAGAAAAAAGTTTTATGAGAAAGGCTACTGTTATGAACATGGGGTTGGTGTGAAGATAGACAAGACGTTTGCGATAGAAATGTATGAGAAAGCAGCTGCAATGGGCTATGATCCAGCTATAGAGACGTTAGAACGTATTAATAATAATGCAAGCTACGAGCAAAATCACCAGAAGAAAAGAGAGGATAATGTTATGCAAAGTTCGAAGGGCAACCAGACCAAATTTAGCAAAGTTAATTATAGTAAGGCAATGGGAACCGTATAGAAACGCCCAAAGAATCGTAAGATGGAGGTTTTTAAATGAGAGATATTAGAAAGAACCAAGACTACTTTAAAAAATACTTAGACTATCAGTATTCGCGTATTGAAAAGAAAACAGCTAAATTGGAAGACTGTGATAATGATAAAAAACAGAGAGTGTTAATGTCACTTACGGGTTACGAAGTTGATTTGTTAAAAGCTGAATTTTCAGCAGGTGCAACAAAAATGCGCTTCTCCAGCTTCATGAGGTCTTTGAAAATGTCGCGCCCGTATTTCACACGGTAGATTCTGGGAATGGCAGCAGATGCCTTAAAGGGCACCTGCTTACCATCGATTTCGATTGTCCTTGTCATGCTCATAGCCCGGTCCTCCTTATCCCACAGCGGAACCATCGTCGATCACCGGATCGGTCGGCAGGTACACAGCGCCATACCAGCCCTGGTACACAGAATCCGTAGTGTCGTCACCGGTCTTGGCCTTCACGACGCCATTTGCCATCGGCGTAGCCTTGATGGAGAGGGTCTCGGTCTGGACTTCGACTTCCTCTTCATTGGTCTTGGACTCCACGCTCGGACGGCTGGCCGCGCACTTGTACAGGACGTGGCGGATCTTGCGGATATCACCGTCGAACTCGAAAAGCAGCGCGAAGTTCACCGTTTCGGTATTCGCGTTTTCGATCAGGACGTTGTTGGCATCCAGCTTCTCGCCCAGCACATCGGTACGGAAAGACTCCGGAACCATCGCCAGCTCCAGATCGCCCTCGTAGCCCATGTTGTTGCCGATGGTGTAGGGCACATACCGCCTTCAGCCTTAACCGCCTTCACGAGCTTGTGTTCAATCGCTTTTTCTCGCATTGCTCATACTCCTTCCAGCACTCTTCAAAGACATCGAGGCAGGCATCGCATGCCCGACAGCTTTCGAGGTACCCTCGTATGACCCCGTGTCCGTCACGATCCTGAATGCCGACGCGGGTCGGGAACTCGGTCTCATCACTTGCCATATCATTTGCAAGGTCCGCTTTGCGGCCAGTCTTGTTGTAGTAGTTTCGTTTCATATATCCGTAGAACGTCATTTTCGATTCCTCCATCACGAGATTATTTTTCCGGGTGCAGGTCGGTGCACCTCAGTACATAGACCCCTATAGCATTATTTTTTTTCTAAAAATTTTTCCCTATAGACCCTTATGTAATGACTTGCACCGACCTGCACCTTTATCAAAGAAGCCTGTAAAATCAAGGCTTTCCGGCATTCCGTTGGTGCAGGTCGACGCAGGTCGTTTTGCCTTGGTGCAGGTCAATGCAGGAGCATTTCACTATCCCTCGTCGGTAAAAACAGACATTTATCTGCGCTGGGTCTGGAATTGAGCTGCACCGACCTGCACCGAGGTGCACCTTTTATGCACCAAATTCTGACTTGATCCGCAGTCCCCGGACCACCATTCCGGTCTTGGTTTTCTTCCGCTCATAGTCGCGCTGGGCCAGAGCACCATAGAAGTCTGTCGTGCTTCTGGCGTACTCACCGATGCGCGTGCAATAGGCACGGTATTCCAGATACAGCTCTCCGGACTTTTCTGTATAGGACGGATCAACCTCACAGCACTCCTCCAGAAAATCGCTCATCCAGTCATTCTGCCCGCGATAAGCGTCAATGGCATCCTGCACCACCTTCGGATTCGTCAGATGGAAGTCCTTAGCGATGATGCGCTTGGCACCCTCGATGATCCACGCCAGTACAGCCGGTCCTGCGTTCTCAAACAGATAATCGGCATAGTTCTTCACGTCGCTGCGGCCCTCAAACACCGCATTGAACGGGATCACGATCAGCCTGCGCCAGGTTCCTTCATCGGTCGCACCCACCTTCGGCAGGTGGTTCGTGTACAGGACCAAGGTGTGTGACGGCGTGAAGGACGCAGGCTTGCAGAACTTCTTCTCACCGTAAATATCATCGGTAGAGGTCAGCTGCTTCACCACAGAGGTGTTCATCCGCATGCCCTCTTCCAGCTCCTTGGCCAGCGCCAGCCGGACACCTTTGAGCTCTGCCATCTCAGGCTTGACGTTCCTGCGGCAACCGACCGTCAGGGTGTCCGCCGACACGTTCCCGGCATACCCGCCGAGGACTCTGGCGATGGTATTCCAGAAGGTCGACTTACCGTTGCGGCCTTCGCCGTAAGCGATGATCATGGCCTCCATGTAAACCTTGCCGATGGCGGCCAGACCCACGACCTCCTGCACGTAGTCGATCAGTTCAAGATCCCCGAGGAAGGTTTTGTACAGTGCATCCAGCCAGAGCGCTTTGCCCTTATCGCCGGGCTCCACGGCTGTGACCTTGGTGCAGTAATCCTTCCAGTTGTGCTCCTGCATTCCTTCGAGACCGTCCGACAGCCGGTAAGATGCCTGCGGCGTATTCAGGAGCAGAGGGTCCGCATTCAGTTCTTCCAGTTCCACACCGACCATCGGCTTTGCGGCCTCCATTGCGGAACGGATGTATTTGATATTCCGTCTGCCCATCACGAATTTGTAATAGGTGACCGCAGCCAGGTATTCTTCCAGCAGCCGGAGCAGTTCATCGGACAGACCAGCCAGTGCCTTTTTCCCTCCGGCGAGGACAGCCTCGTCGCCACCGGCGTTGAGGAAGGACTGCTTCGTGGTGAACATGAGCAGCTCCGCGTCGGCAAGCTGCTGGTCCAGAAACTCCATCGTCGCACCCAGCGCAGCTTCCTTCGATTCAATCCAGTAGGTTCCGTTGTAGCGGAAGAAGTCCGTCGCCGGATTGAAGCAGATCTCATCGCCGTACTCCTTGGACAGGATCTTCGCTTGCCCGATGTCGGAATAGTCCTCCGGCTTCAGGCACCCGGCAGGACCGGCGAGCTTGGCGATGTTGAACTTATCCGGAGGGACATACCCGTCCTGCTGCGTGACGACCCTCTCGAATTTCCTGGCGCTGCGCCAGATCTTCGTAAGCTCCTCGTCCGGCAGCGGAGGCTCGCACTTGGCGGCCTCATCCATGAAAATCTTGTGCGAGGCATCGTTCCAGCCGTAGCGCTTGACCACTCGACCGGCAAACCGGGAGAGCGTCGCATTCCGGCTGCCTTCCTTTATTACATGGCTGCCGTAGCTGCCCTGGTCCATCCCGGCGTCGAAATCCTCCTCGGCAAAGAGCTCGTTCAGGGTCTTGGTGCCGGGAATGAAATCTGTCTGCGGATCTTTGGTTCCAAAGAAGAACCGGGCCGCGTCGAGCGCATTGGGATCGACATAGGGGAACTGAGCGGCTACCTGCTTTTTCATGGCGCTGTAGGCTTTATGATCCGTGATCTCGTCGATCTCCAGAAAAGCATGGAACTTCGGTCTCGCGGGCTTGCCGTTTTTCTCCTTCAGATGATGTCGGCTGTAATGGATGCCGATCGTCACATCCGGGAAGGTGGCCCGCAGGTCCTCCGGCGTCACCCACTCGTCCGGATTCTCGGAGTGGTCGTTATCAAACTCCACAGCGAGGCAGTTGCTCCTTATAAAATTGGCATTGCTGCGGTAACTGTTTTTATACTCGGCGCAGACATAATCATGGCAGACCGCCTGCGCCAATGATGCTGCATCGGTCACGTCAGCCTTGTGGGGATAGAGGCAGTTGCCCTCCCGACCGATGCAGTCGGCATAATAAATATTGAACATAAATTATCCTCCAGACACGTGCAGGCAGACCGGAACCACCCCGGCCTGCCGTTTTTTATTAGTTGTCCACATCACGGCGCTGATCGTCGATAGCCTGCTGGGAAAATGCCAGCGCCTTCATGATGGCGTTCAGTCCATCGTCACCGCAGCAGGCAATGGTGATCCCGGCGATACGGCCTTCGTCGTCCTTGATGGGTCCGAAGAAAAAGTCACCGGAAAGGCAGAGCAGACTGAGATAAGTACGCCCTCCGGCGTTCCGGCAGCAGCCGCCTTTGTAGCCGGTCGTCCCGGCCTCCACTTCAAGATTCGTATTGCCGCAGACGACCTCGCGCTGGAAGGTCTCCACCATCTCGCCGTTGATCTTCTGCAGGCCCTCTTCAATTGCAAACATTGATATCCTCCTCCCTTACATGTCGGATTGGTATTCCGATGTCAGCGGCGTAAGCCATCTCGCGTCGCATCCCGTCACTGATTACATTCCCGCAAACCCAGAGCTCCGAGCAGACATCCATCAGACGCAGGTCCAAGCCAATCGCCAGCTCTCGCTCCGTCTCTTCTGATAAGAAAAGCGGCAGCCAGA